CAATAGAATGTGGATTACACTTGAATTTGTGAGGGCTCCATAATATGGCTACTAAAATGTTATTTCTTTGTTCGTGCGGGGATTCGTTTGACATTGATGATTCTACCGGCATGATTGAACATATCGACGCTAACACCACTCATACCATTACGGAAGAGTATGTTCACTCTTCTGTTGTTGCTTTTGTTTCTGGCAGCAGCGAACCATAAACGAATATGTGGCAAGATTTAGATGTGATAATAGGTAATAGGCAATAAACATAGATTTTTGACTTTTTGATAACTATTTACTGGGAGATAGATCTTTGTGATATGAGGAGATATATATGTCATCAAATAACATGTTAAAGCAGGCGATTATTGACGCCGACGCGCTACGAGAATCCGCATTGAAGAATGCAGAGGCTATTGTGGTGAAGAAATACTCAAGCCAAATCAAGGAAGCAGTCGATATGATGCTGGAGCAAGAGGAAGACGAAGTTCTCATGGATCCCATGGAAGATCCTGTAATGGACGATGACCTCCCCGTTTCTCGGGTTGGCATGACAGGTGATGCTCCGGAATCAGAGCTGGAAGATCAGGTAACATTCGCCGCAACTGACGGCGAGAGGCTATGTCCGTGCCCAGATGAGCCGGACACCTTGACAATAGACTTTAAGGGACTACAAGATATGATTCAAGGCATGGATGATGCAGGGACTGTGGAATTACCAGCCGGCACCGAAGAAGAAGAAGAATTAGCCCCACCACCAAATCCTGCCGCATTAGGCGAGCAAGTTCAAATAGAAGAAGACGAAGAGATTATGTTAGAGATAGACGATCTGCTAGACGAAGACGTGATTGGCAATGCGCCAGCCGTGGAAACGGCAGAGGCGGAGCAGCATGCTGCTGAGCTCGTCGAAATGGATTCTGAAGAGCATATGGCGCTCGAAGATGATATTGAAGCTGCCATCCTAGGAGAAGACGAAGATCTATTGGAAGAAGACGAATTAGAAGAAGACTTCCCGCCTAGGACCGACCGACCGGCACCAAAACAACCCGGCGCGGAAGATTTCTTCGACTCACGAATTCGCGACGAACTGCCACTGCCAAAAGGAGCAGCGGAAAAGAAAGCCGAGCCCACCAATGAGAGTGTTGCCCGTGCTAAAAAGAATTCAAAAGCTCTTAACGAGAACAAAGCCCTCAAAGAACAACAGAGAGACATCTTAAGAGAAAACAAACAACTTATGAAAGAAAACAAAGGGATTAAAAGTCTCTTAGTGAAAGTTTCAGGCAAATTAGAAGAAGTTAATCTTTCTAATGCCAAATTAATTTATACGAATCAGGTTCTTAATGGTACCTCCTTGAATGAGCGACAAAAACAACGTATTGTCGAGTCTATTAATGGTGCTGATTCAGTCGATGCAGCGAAGTCTATCTATGAGACACTTCAAAGCGCAGTGGGCTCCTCTTTTAAATCAAGGGAAAAGTCACAATCACTGAGCGAAGCGGTCACCAGAGGTAGTGCTACAACGTTAAGACAAAGCAAACAAGAAAAACGGCAAGATCCTCATATTCAACGTATGAAGAAACTTGCAGGCATTTAATTCATTTAAGGAGGAAAAAAACAATGTCTATTTTAGAAAAATTGACTGAAGGTATCGTTAGTAGAGACCTCAGCAGAGAGAACCATGCTCTTCTCGACAAGTGGGAAAAAACTGGTCTTTTGGAAGGATTGGAGGATGATACCAAGCGTAATTGCATGGCAGTTCTTCTTGAGAACCAAGCAAAAGAGCTTCTTCGAGAAGCATCAACAATGGCAGGTGCTAACGGCGGAAACGTCGAAGGTTTCGCTGCTGTAGCATTTCCAATCGTTCGTCGCGTATTCGCGGGATTGATTGCAAATGACCTAGTGTCGGTTCAACCGATGAGTTTGCCAAGCGGACTTATCTTCTTCTTGGACTTCACATATGGTATGACTGATGGCACGACCACTAGGTTGGGTGAAGTACAGAACGAATCACTATATGGTGGCGGACGAGTCGCGTCTCAAATCACTGGCGGTGTTTCATTGATAGACGGTAACGAGTCCAAGTCGTTCTACAACTTGAACAACGGATATGCGTCTCCAACGGGATCCGCAGTTTCTGTTCCTATGCCTAGTCTTACATCCGGTACTGCTGGTGATCAAGGGGTTATTGATGGTCTTACCAACTATGATCCTGATATTGCTTCTGGCACGGCCGTATGGGTAGGAACTGTAGCTCTTACAGACCTGCCGCAATTGAATCGAGAAGATTTGATTTCCATTACGCTAGATACGAACAGCATTGCACAGGGTCGTCAAGCACGTCGCTTGACTGTGTTGAGCGGAACAACCGAGACGGATGTGTTGATCGTTATGGTTGCTAGCGGTAGTGAGTCAACGAACGACATCAATCCGGGCGGCGTTGCCGGCACTGGTTCTAGTCCGACCTTCTCCTATGTAGAGACTGATAACTTCCGCACTGGCGGAGCGATTGGTTCTATTGAGGGTGTTGATAACTGGGGATTGGAAAATAATCCAAACATTCCAGAGATTGACATTAAGGTTGATAGTGTCGCTGTGACCGCAAACACCAAGAAGTTGAAAGCCAAGTGGACTCCCGAATTGGGACAAGACTTGAATGCTTATCATAATCTTGATGCAGAGGTTGAGTTGACTAGTATTCTGTCCGAGCAAATTGCGCTTGAAATTGACCAAGAAATCTTGGAAGATTTGGTGAAAGGTGCGAAGGCAGGTCAATATTATTGGAGTCGCCGACCTGGCCGATTCTTAATTCGCGACAGTGGCGCGCCAATTAGCACTAGTGCTAACGAAGCGTTGCTTGGTGGTGACTTTACTGGTAATGTGTCAGAGTGGTATGAAACTTTGCTCGAAACCATTAATGACATCTCTGCTCAGATTCATCGTAAGACACTTCGAGGCGGAGCAAACTTTTTGGTTTGCGGTCCTGAAGTATCTAACATTCTTGAATTCACCGTTGGCTTTAAAGCTCGCGTGACTCATGATGATGATAAGGGTACTGCCGGCGCAGTTAACGTTGGTAATATTTCTAAGAAATGGGATGTCTTTGTTGACCCCTACTTCCCACGAAATGTTGTTTTGGTTGGACGTAAAGGATCCTCTTTCCTTGAAAGTGGATATGTATACGCTCCTTATGTGCCACTACAGACCACTCCCACGATCTTCGGTATCGATGACTTTGTGCCCCGTAAGGGTGTCATGACGCGCTATGCCAAGAAAATGGTGCGTCCTGATATGTACGGATTGGTTATCATTGAAGATTTGTTAGGCTAAGCCTTTCTAGTCAGATAAATAACTACAAGAAAAGAGTCTTCATAAAGTTTGTGAAGGCTCTTTTCTTTTTTTGAAAAACTATTTACCTTATGTATTGTATAGTATGGAGGAAATAATGTGGCAGTTCCTGTCTTATCACCAAGTTCAAATTCTAGTTTAGTTGTCTTACCAGCAACAGGCTCCAAGTCATTAGTTACGGGGTCTTTGCCATTCGGCATATACACCAGTGCAGACTTCATCTCTGGCGCCGTAGACCAGGTATCGTATGTTTACCGTAAGTTGGGTGGCGAAGTTCTAGACATCGAACTGACGGCAAACCAGGTATATACTGCGTACGAAGAGGCAGTTTTAGAATACTCTTATATCGTGAATATACATCAAACGAAGAACTCCCTGTCAGATATACTGGGGAGTCCAACTGGAACGTTTGACAGTGATGGGGAACTACAGCCAGGAGATCTTACTAATTCTCTAAGTGGCACTGGCGCAGAATTACGATATCCCAAATTCAATTTCTCCTACTCTAAGCGAGTGGGCATGGGAATCTCGGAGAAAGCTGGAGTAGGCGGAGATAACAGATTTTATACCGCATCCTTTGATGTAACAGCAAAGGTCCAAGATTATGATCTGCAATCAATCATTTCAAGCAGCACTGACCCGGCTTTTACTTTCGACAAGAGTAGAAGAATTAACATTACTAATGTCTGGTATAAATCACCGCGAGTTATGTGGAGATTCTATGGTTACTATGGCGGAATCAACGCGGTAGGCAATATGTCAACATACGGCCAATACGCCGATGATAGTACATGGCAGGTTGTTCCAGTGTGGCAAAACAAGCTTCAAGCGATGGCGTATGAAGATGCAATGTATACTCGTATTTCCCATTATTCTTTTGATATAAGGGATAATAGGTTGAGATTGTTTCCGACACCATCTGGTGTTGATTTCACAAAAGTATGGTTTGAATTCACCGCAGAGGAAGATCCTCTCTTAGATAAACCAGGTATGGACACCGGTGCTACCGGCACAAACAATATGAACACAGCCCCGTTTGCTAATATTCCTTATAACAATATTAATTCCATTGGTAAGCAGTGGATTAGAAGGTTTGCGCTATCTGTCTGTAAAGAGATGCTGGGAATCGTTAGGAGTAAATTCGCCACGATTCCCATTCCGGGTGAGTCGGTAACACTGGACGGATCTGCACTGCTAGCAGCAGCAAAAGAAGAGCAAACTGTTCTTAGAGACGAACTGAAGACAGTTTTGGATGAATTAACGTATGCTAAACTTGCTGAGAAAGATTCTGCAATTGCGGTTAGCACAGAGAGCTTGTTAGCTAAGATTCCTCTCGCGATATACCCAGGGTAAGGAGGAAAGGTAAGTGGCTGATGAAAATATAACTTGGAACCAACCGACAAACCCTCCTCCCCCATTGTTTATGGGAGGGAAAGAGAGGGATTTTGTAAAGCAGGTTAATGATGAGCTGATCGAGCGTGTGATCGGTCAGACAATCCTGTATTATCCGGTTAGCCTGAAACATACTAATTACCACTCTCTTTATGGGGAAGCCATTCATAAGAGTTTTCTATCACCAGTAAAAGTAAACGCTCTTATTTCGTGGGAAGGTCAAGTAACAAAGACTACGAATTATGGAATTGATAGGAGATCATCCTTAACAATTCATTTTCATAAGCGAAGACTTACAGAGGATCAAGATTTACAGGTTCAGGAGGGAGATTTCATACTGTATGGAAGATTGTTCTATGAGATTATTTCACTGAATGAACCACAGCCACTGTTTGGGCAAATAGACCATCAGATGGAAATTGCTGCAAAGTGTATTCGCGCCAGAGATGGTGTATTTGAAGAGGCGCCCCTTCCGGAAGTCTCCATTACCAAATATCAACTGTCACAAGACCGTGTGGAAAACGTATGTGTACTTACTATCCCAGATGATTGTAAGATATGTATTCCGAAACTCTCCGGCGCAGATATTGACTCTCTGGATTACAGAACCTTGGAGGAATTCACTTCGGAACCATGTAATTATGAAGGGTATCAATTCTATTTGACCGCAGCTGGCCCAGCTCCAGTTGGAGCGTTTACTATTTCAAATAAATGGTATTTTAATGAAAACTGCGTTTGGTATCCAAGCCCATTTTTTAGTACAACATAGGAAAGGAGGAGAAGAGATGGCAGACAAAGAAACTATTATTAATCTACAACCATCCAACTTGGAGAACATTGATTTAGCAATGTTTAACTGGATTAATGAAAAATTAAATGTTTTCTCTAACTCAAATAGAGGATGGGAAAAGGTGCCTGTCATTTGGACTTCTGCCGAGCGCGCCTTTCAATCTAAAAGAGACAAGGGGTTGCGAGACAAAGAAGGGGCACTTATCCTCCCTCTTATTACGGTTGAGAGGACATCGATAGAAAAAGATCTGACGTTTAAGGGATCCTTGCAGTCTAATGTTTTTCCAGTGAATGATGCAAGGGGTGGATCTGTTAGTTTTGATAGGGTGATTAATCAAACTAAAACGAAAAATTTCCAAAATGCGGATGCAAAGAAAGATTATGGACAAATAAATTTCAAGGTGAAGAAGAAGAACAATAAGATAGTGTATACCTATCGTTCGATCCCGATGCCAGTGTATGTCACAGTTCAATATAAGGTTATGTTAAGGGCCGAATATCAACAACAAATAAATGAACTAGCACAACCTTTCATGGTTGCAACTGGCGGCATTAACGCTTTTATAATGAGAGAGAAGGGTCATAGATACGAAGGATTTATGCTAACATCTTATGGTCAGGCTGACAGTGTGGCCGACATGTCCGAAGATGAGCGTATGTACCAGACAGCAATTGAGATCAAAGTCTTAGGCTATCTCATTGGCGGTGCCACAAACCAAAAATCACCACAAATCATAGAAAGAGAAAACTCCGTTGTAGTAAAACTTCCTCGCGAGCGCGTTATTCTGGGTGACACGCCGCCATGGCTAGATGGCAAGTATCTTCCTTTGTGATTTTCTCTATAGAATAAAATAGCATTTGCTATTTTATAAAACTATTTACAAGAAGGAAAAACCCGGTTTCGTATTAGGATTTTAATAAGGAGAGCACCGCATTATGTCAGTAAATAAATTTAAGTTTGTATCCCCTGGAGTGTTTGTCTCTGAGATAGATAATTCGCAATTGCCCGCGCTCCCTAGAGGTGTAGGCCCAGTAGTCATAGGGAGATCTCTCAAAGGGCCCTCAATGCGACCAGTTCAGATAAATTCTTTTGCAGAGTTTGTTGAGACTTTCGGCGACCCCATTTATGGTGGAGGTGCCGCAGATGTATGGCGCGCCGGCCCCAACGTCTCTTCCCCGTCTTATGCGTCTTATGCTGCACAAGCTTACTTACGAAATCAGAGTCCTCTCATTTTTGTGAGATTGGCAGGAATTCAAGATTCAGGAGCTAGCACCAAAGCCGGCAAGGCCGGCTGGGAAGTTTCTAGTTTCAACGAAACTGCCACCGCGATGAATGCCACAGCAA